GCAGACGTAATTCCTTTATCTTCATTGAACTGGAGCTGCTCAATGAGGTACTCATGTGACTCCTGAGCCATACGTCGCCGCTCATCAACATCGAGGTAAATATAATCAAGCAACAGGTTTGCCTGTGCAGGTCCTGCTGACACTGCTGTCGATGGTGGAGCACGAAAAATCTGTTTGGCTTTGTTCCACAAAATATTGATCTTGACTTCATGGTACTGCAATGCAATGAGTGGGAGAGCTGATGCTGGATTTTTGCAAAACCAGAAGAAAAGAGGGATATACGTGAGATTGGTACGGAACGGTCGCCCAGATGCTCCACACGTTCCATTGTCTTGAAGTCTTGCAGATGCTAAGAAATCAATCTTATTCATCTGTTCGTATGGCATTGCAATTGTGCTCCACAGGTACATGAACTCTCCATACTGACGATCAATGATCTGCCCACCAATATCTAGTTCAACATAATCAATCAAGTTAAACCCTGCACGCCGATCTTGCCCTGCATACAGACTTTGCCCACCGTAGAGTAAGTCTACACCTCCCGCTTCAGCTTTGAGTTCGAGTTCAATGTACCCAGACGATACAAGATCGGCATACCGAGTCAAGATTGCAGAATGTTTCGTTCCCCACGTAGCTTGGCCAGTGAGGTTCACACGAAAAGGTTCCATTGCGAAATTCGTGTGGCGTTTGTACATACCTCTCCAGAACGTAATCTGAGGGTTTCCCGAAAGGTATGCATCTTGTGCGCCATATGCAACTAATTGAAGTAGACCACCGCCCATTTGTTTATATGTTCAGTATAATCATTTTTTTCAAGTTGTATGAACTTACTTTTTGTGGTGGCGACGACGACGCGTGCGACGACGACCTGCAACAGGAACGCTCTCAGGAGATTCCGCAGGCTCATCTGCGCCTCCTTTCTTATACGTATGTTTTGCCTCGTTCAGCACATGAGAAAACCATTTCTTACCCAGTGCTGACTTCTTAGAGACCATCTTTTTCATAGTTTTTTTCACATGAGCAATCCATGCGTTTGCCATTTTGTTTTAACGCAGAGATTTTATACAGTAATGTCATAGATTGGAGAGGTGTGTCTCATTGGCTGAAAAGAGACTGCGGGGTCTGCTTGTGCAGGCGTTTTGTATTTTTTGGGCTTGAGAGGTCGAAGAGCCGCCGGTTTTAGCACGGTACTATTTTCTTGAAATTCAGAGATGTAGAGTTCCATCATTGAATCAATCGATCCATAATTCATCATGATCCATTGGCATCCATAGGAAAACAGTACTTGAGGATTCATGTTCGTGAGATCCTCTCCAATATCTGGAACAACCATAGTGATATTGTTTCGGTTATGGTTAATAAGTTCATCTTCATCATGTGGCTGCGATGCTTGGGTGTATGTAAGTCGTCGCAGAGTCGATGTTGTCCATGACATATTTGTCAGTTCTTCCATATGCGTTCCTTTTATGCTTCCTCCGGACACAATAATCAATTTGTTTTGGAGATTGCAAATAGGCTCAATCGCTAGATTTTTACGTTGGTAGCTGTATTCTGTATCCAGCATTTTTGATCGACATGTTGTCTTTAGAATTTCAGAGGCAGCATTAATAGTTGTCGTTTTGTCTGTGTGGAACACGAGACTGAGCACAAATGGATCACTGGATGCCGGAGATGTCACTGCATTGAATGCAGTGTTCACAATCGATACACAACACGCATCTAATGAAACTGTATTATATGCATAATCCACTCCTAGTTTTTGATTCTTGAGACCAACAACAGGCTTGTCATTGCTGTCCGAGTAAATATCAAGTTCTACCATTCGAACTCCGGATTTGATCGCAAGGGGAAGAATACTGTCGGATACATAGTCATACAATTTGGCTCCAGGGAACACCGAGTATGAAGAGGATGCAAGATAAAAATCACAGAATCGGTACGGCTGAGGACATCCAAGCGGAGCAACTTTTGTGACTTGTGCATATGCACTAAAATTTGATTTCGCTTTTAGAAATGCCTGCGTTCCAGACGGTACAAGACTATAATATAGTACAAACGCAATTGTCACAATAATAACGCCTGCTCCCAAGAGTATTGGATATGTCGATGCGGTATCCATTACTTTTTAATACGAAATAACAATCCTCGAAAACTTCTCATAACATCATCGGGAATACGCATATCCATTGGAATTCGAAGTATGCAGCATAAGTGAAAGTAAATACAGTACATTCCACATTCCGAGTTTTCGTACTGGTGTCGCGTTTTATTGTATTCCAGTACAGCTGGTTTCGAATACACTTTGGACGAGTCCAGCTGCTGTTTCCAACGTATCATGAGTCTTTGGATTTCTTTTTCTGGTTTTTGGGAATATGAATCAAAGTACACAAGTCTCGGATACTCAAAATCAGGATGAATATCTGCAAATAATGCAATCCAATGTTGCCCAGGTCCACTACTCACATCTGTATTGAATACAATTCCTATTTTGCGGTATCTTTTTGCATACAGTGAGCGAATATCGAGAGAACATAGTGCATTGACAATACATTTCCCCATTTTTGACTTTGTGTCGAAATCAATAGGTACACATCCTACAAAGTAGTATGTAGAAAACATTCTCATAAACTCTTTCTCCACGTTTTCAATATCGAGTGAAGACAACCATTCATTTGGTTTTGTTTCCCATGAGGATGGAGCATTTGGTTTTCGTATCATGTGTGCCATGATACATTCCGAACGTCCTTCTTCACATTGTGTATGGAATCTTTTTTGTAACTCATTCCATACTGCCAATGCACTTTTTTTTGCAATTGTATCGGAATGTTCTTGATTATATACTTTACGTAGATTCTCTATCTCACTTGGATCCATTATATTGAAAATGGAAATTGTTTACACCGACAGAAAGAGTACATACCAATGGAAGGTCTTAAAAATTGTGTCAAGCAATACCGAGATATAGACAATGTTATTCGTGAACTCAATAAAGAAGTATATTCCAAACGAGACGAGCGAAAGACTATTGAGAAACAACTCGCTGAGTTTATGAAGTTGCCTCAATTGCAAGGAATCGATACACTTAAGATTGATGAAGATGGTTCGTCTATTCGAATTCATCGTCCAGAGACCTATGCCAAACCATGGAGTCTCTCGAAGAAAGATCTCGAATCTCTTGTTCTTCAATACTTTCAAGATAACTCCGATCCGGATCCAACCGATCTAATTGAATTTATCTGCAAGTCTCGTGCAAGTGCACTTGTAGCTCGCGAGTATGATTTCACTCGTGTACTTCCCAAGGAGTAAAACGAATGTAGACATATCAGTCTTTTTGAATGTACAAATGTACAACCCTTACAATGCAAAGAACCGCCTATTTACGAAATCGGATATTCAGGCGGTTTTATTCAAACACGACTGTGATTTCACAGTTCGTCATGTAGAGACGTTTCAAACTGCGATGGTTCATTCATCGTATGTAAAGCGACCAGTATACACAACACCATCAGGAGAATCAACACAGCTCGTTTCAAAACCTGATAATGTACTTGAACTCTTTGATCAATCCTATGAAACTCTTGAACACTTAGGGGATAGTATTCTAGGAGCAACGGTGTCAACATATTTAATTAAGAGATTTCCTTATGAAAACGAAGGATTTCTTACTGACTTGAAGAAGGATATTGTTTGCAATGAAATGTTAGGAACACTGAGCCAAACGATTGGTCTTGATAAGTTTTATATTATTTCGAGACACAATGAAGATGTATGCAATGGACGAACAAACTCAAAAAAACTAGGAGATATTCTGGAAGCGTTTATTGGTGCATTATGGACAGATTCTGGCCACAATTTCCAAGTTGTGTATTCATTTGTAGTCTCTTTGATTGAAACGTATATCAATATTCCCAAACTGTTACTGAATAACACAAACTTCAAAGAACAGCTTCAGAAACTGTATCAAGCAAAGTTTCACTATACTCCAAAATACGTTATGGTATCTTCCGCTGCAAACATGTACACAATGGCTGCAGTGGACAACGCAAATATTCATTTAGGGATTGGAATTGCTCCTACTAAAAAACAAGCAGAACAAATTGCAGCAAAAGATGCGTTATCTCGACTGTCTAAAACGGATTTATAAACGTTAAAGCCGTAGGTGTTGACAACTAGAATGTATCAGGCCAAGAGAATGACTGCGCCTGAAGACGACTTTATCACCGCCGATTTGCGTGACTTCTTGACATGGCCTCCTCTGGAAAAACCTGACGAGAAGATTTACATCTTCCGTATAGATGAGCTTCTTCCGAAGTACGGATGGAGGACGATTAAGAAGCCACGGACGGCAACGTGGAGGAAGTAGGGGCCGGATGGCTCACTTTTTTATTCAAAATCAACTGTCAAAAACGGATTTATAAACGTCAAAGAAGTAGGTGGTTAACGGTGCGTCCGTTTCAGTGAATACCATGGGGGCTACCAGCTCTAGGTCTATGTCTAACGCTGTTCGCACCACAACACGCGTTCGCCGCGTCCCGAGAATAAAGACCATGCGGCCTGTTAGGCGTACGAAAGTGCGCATCGTCTACTCTAAGTGCCCGTCCCTTCCTACGATTGTAGAGGTTGACGAACCCGAAGAGGAGGAAGATCTTCCTGCGATCGAAAGCAGGACAGGCCCATCGGAAAGCCCCAGCATGGGGATTCTTCGGGAGTGGAGTAGGAAGTAGGGGCCGGATGGCTCACTTTTTTATTCTAGATGAATTTTGGAACACGTCGAACCAATAGTTCTCGTTGGACACCACCTGCAGACATATTGTCGTCTCCTTCTGAAATACCCTCAATTGCACGTAAGGCTTCTGCAACCCGTTGCGGTTGATCTGCAAATTGCAGTAAAAGTTGAGTGCGAATAATATTTCGTTTCAGAGGAGGACGTGATGTCCGTACAGATCGAGATAGACTTCCTACACCTGCTCCTTCCAGCGTAAAGTTATCCACTTGATTCTCACGCATGAACTCCAAAATATTTCCTGACAATTTTGTCTTTTTATCTTTTAGATCTTTTAGTTGTTTCCTTAAGTTTCTTTCTTCATCATCAAGAGTCACCCAATCACGGATGGTTGCCCTTAATTTCTCTGCGTTGTCTTCCGCCATTTATAGTATGTGTTTTTCTTTGTTGAAAGTCTCTTTCCGCCGACAGGAGTCTCTCGAAGTTGTGCAAGTTTTCCCTCTATGTTTCCACGAACACTTCCAACTGTCTCCATAATTTTATCGTATTGTCCATTGATTTTTCCTGCAAATGTCTCTGATTTTTGCAATATAGTTTGTAATGTAGGTCCAACAACAGGAAGTGCCCGAAAAATTTGTTCAATTGCTCCTCCAAAATCTCGTTCCAAAATATGAACACTTGCAGCTGCAGATGCGATCATAAGAGATAAAACTGCAGCAATAAGTTCTCCTGGAGCTCCTCCAAATGCTCCGGCCACAGCTTCAATTGTACTTGTACTCACTGCTGCACCTGTTTTCATTGTCTCAAGAAGAAGATCTCCAAATGGAATAAAGTTTTTTACTCCTACAAATGTATTCGTTGCACCATTCATTACTCCAGAAATAGGATTTGCAATAATGCTTGGAAGATAGGATCCAAGTGTTGAAATACCTTTTTCTATATATGAATTCAGTATCGGGTATTCTGCTCCTCCTTTTGTTTGTAATGCTCGAAACACATGTTTTGCAATCGCGTCTGTAAACACAGGTTTACTTTTTTCTGAATCAAAGAACACAGATGACTGAAGGTGTTTCCATGATGTAAATTTATGCTTTCGAAGAAATTTGAGAACACTCACTAAATTGAAAAAGTGCCCTTGTAGTCTAGGATAATGTTTATCATAAATCCACACCATTATTTAACTGTTTTTAAAATAATGACAGATGAGACAAGTCCGATGTCCATTAGTTGGAATTCTCAATTGGAACGAATTCTTTGTGAAGAAGGAGAACGTGCGCTTTGTTTTTCATGGATGCATGATCGATGCCAAAAGTATTATTCAGGATTCAACACAATGATTTCACTTCCAGTGATTGTATTGTCTACACTTGCAGGAGCAACTTCCATTGGAAGCCAATCACTCTTTGGAACATCGAATATTGCAAATGTCGTGATTGGAGGTGTTAGTCTAGGAGTTGCTACACTCAATACTATTTCAAGTTATTTCTCGTGGGCAAAACGTTCCGAATCGCATCGCATTGCAGGAATTACATATGCAAAAGTCCATCGATTTATTATGATTGAACTCGCACTTCCTCGAAGTGAACGAATCACTGCAAAAGATATGCTAAAAATTGTACGTGAACAGTGTGATCGTCTTGCAGAAACAAGCCCTCAAGTTCCTGATAAAATTATTGGAGACTTCAAAGCTAAATTTGAGAAAGTAACGAATGTAAAAAAACCGGACATTGCAAACGGATTAGATCCTATTTATGTACATCCTCCGGACATACTGTCCCCTCTCTTAATCACAAAGAGAAACCAAAGTTCATTCGAGGATACTAAAATTTCCATCGACGATCACATTCCAAGCAAGACACAAACGTTGTCATTGGTTCATCTGCCGACCGAGTCTGCAACTGATAGTAATCACATTTAGATTTCTTTTTGCATCCTGAACACCACATAAATATAGATGCACTATCACTTTTTGCATACAGTTTCTTTTCTCCTTCAATAATCTTCTCAATCGAAGCTTTCCATCGTGCAGGACATAAGTCGACTGCATTCATCTCCGCGAGTGTCGCAGGAGACACATCGCCTGTTTTTAATTTATCCAGCCATCGCTCTCCGTTGCATACATACCCTTTCTCGCCAAGCAGATTTTCATACAATGAAATTGCACGATTCCTGTACAGGTTCCAAAAGACTTTGTTTGTCCAGTCCACGTCAATGTTCTCTTTCAATGATTGTTCACTCACATTTTTTAAGAGTGATTCTTCCACTTCTTTTGCAAGAATAGAGTCCATAAGTTCACTGAAGTTCTCAATCACTTTGTCTCGAATAGTACAGTCTACAAAGACATTGCTTGCATGAATTGGCTGTACAAAGACGTTTTTGGCAGGGTGTTCTGTTTCTTCATCATCATCTTCTTCCTCTTCCTCCACGAATTCATCGTCATGTTCAACTACCTCTTCATCGGAATCGTCTTCCACGAATGTCCATTCTTGGTACACGGTGTTGTAATGATCGGTCGATAGATTTGAATACGATGAAATACTTGGATCGTATTCATCCGCGTTTTCAACTTTGGATGCTAAAATAATAATTGGTCCAGTATATACTTCTTCATCCAATGGAGCCGGAAGAATATGATTGTTCGATTGTGACACATCACCATCGATCGATGCAAATATCGACAACCAATTGGTTTCCTTGATTGGATCCTGAATCTTTCCTTGGAACTGAATATTTGCACCGTGTTTTTTACGAATCCATTCAAGGACATCTCCTGCTTTTGTAGGAATTTGACCGTCGTGAACACTTCCTGCGGCAGAGACATATACATATTGAACCATTGCGGTTCCTTTCATTCTGCTTGCTTGTTTCGTTTTCAGTCTTTGAAAACGGATTTATATGTTCGAACATGATAATTGTAAGACCAACAATGTACCGCAAAAACCGCCGCAACAACGAGATGCCGAAGTGGTTGGTGCGTGAGACCATGAAGCGACGCAAGCAAGAGGAAGAGGAGGAGAAGGCTGCAGAGGAGAAGGCTCGTATCGCGATGAACGACACGAACTTTCCTGCTCTTGTAGCTCCTCGAGCTACGCGTGGATGGGTGGGGGAGTCGCATGCAGCAATCGTCGCCAAGACGGTGCTGGAGGAACGACCACCTCCGATTCACATTGTAGTCCCTCCACCGATGAGGGATATGTTGGAGTATCCTGACCAGTGCACCACTCCTCCCATGGAGGGTCCTCCGTTAGAGGACTTCCCTGAGGACTTTTCTGAAGAGGCTCCTACGGAGGCTCCTACAGAGGCTCCGAAGGAGGATGATGGATGGACAACAGTGGATACGTCCAAGAAGAAGGAGGACCGAAAGATCCGCAAGAAGATTCAGAAAGAGAAGTTACTGCAAACTCTCATCGAGAATCCGGATTTGGAGGAGTCCCCGTCGGAGGAGGACGAGACGGACGAGACGTGTTGGGGCCCCGATGCACATGAGACGTGCTGGGATGAACGCCCTTAAGGAGTTGTAAAGAAGAAGGATCGAATCCATCTTGCAAACGACTGAAATAACAAAATTATATAAAAACCACGTGGGTCTGAACTATTTTTCCATGCATAGTATACTCCCAATCCAAACGATACGAAAAGCAATATGACATCGACTAATTCTAGGAATGAGTTTGCTTGTATTTGTTTCGTTGCCCATTGTACAATAAAATTGGGTTTGGATGGTTGTTTTTCTTTGAGACCGGCCGGTTGGATTTGTCGAACATCATTCTTGCGACCTGCGCGGCGACAACGCATATACGTTTTTCCATCATGTGGCATCGGACCTCCTGGAAGCTGCTCCGTATCGTTAAAGTATATCGATCGATCACCGACAGGTTGCACAGGTCTTGATCCTGCTTGAACGTTTCTCACCAACAATGCAAAGTCATTGGAATCGATGTTAATCATGGACTTAAACACGACCCATTTTGTCGATTGACACGGCGGAACAACAAGAGATCCGTCATACACAAAATAGGATCCTGCAGGAGGAACCATCATAAACAAACCCCATTGTTCTCCTAAACTTATAGACTGACTTGCAGACGGGTTTGCGTATGGGATAAATGCATTGAAGAAATGTGTGGACGATGTCTGGGTTGGGTTCACTCGGAAAAGAGAACTGACACACAACATTCCATGAGTTGGATTGCTAAAAATAGCTACAACTTCTCCATCTGCCTGAATATTTTCAACAGTGTGATGGCTTGGATGGGTCACAAGTAATGAATTGCAAGTGTACGAATCACCTCCATACTTGCAACTTCCTAATGACGTCTGGCTTTGTAGAATAAGACCTTCATCCGAAACAACTACATTTGCTTGTGAAATGTATGCATCATCAAATACGAGATCACATAATAAATCACAAGGTTTGGATGAAGACTGTGATAGATTGACAGGACTTTGATTTGAATTTCCACATTGTTGTCCCCAGCTCGATGCAGACCCATAAATACTCATTTGTAGTTTCACGTGATTTTGTATCCTGAGAATAATCAATGAACTCAATTGATTATTTCTGGCTTGGTTTTGGAATTGCGGTAGCA